GAACAAACGCATTGAAGCATGGAAGAAAAAAAGGAAGGAAAAAGTCTCCTCGGCAAGTTAAAAGATGCTGCTGAAGACCAAGAACACCAAATCCAAATCCTCGGAACATTCGTCAGGCTTGGCGTTGTTGTTTGGTCTGGTTTCATTATAACAATGAATTATGTAGAATTACCTATGATAAAGAAAGCTGGTAACTCAGATATCACGTTCGTGGCTAGTGTGTTTACTGGTGCATTAGCTACTTTCGGCTTGTCTACAGGTAATTCTAAAGATAAAGGCGGTCCCGTCAATTGTCCTATGGCTAAGAAAAAAGAAGAATGAAGAAATGGCTATTACTCTTAGCACTGTTATCCCCCTCGGTAGCAAGAGCCGAGTTAGTCACGCCCCAGTTCACCCAGGGATCGATGAACTCAACAACTACAACACAACAAGATATAGAAGAAGACATAACGATAACAAAATATGGTTCAGTTCAAGCAAAATGGACTGGAGAGAATATTACACATACTTCAGCAACTTCTGGAGGAATTGTAGATTCAGATTCAGTCTTCACGATTCATACAGTTGGAGACCCATTCACTCTGGAAATACTAACCAGAGCAGCAACTCAGGTATTAGAGACTCAGGAAATCGAAAGAACAATCGAAACTACTGCTACTACTACCTCCTTATCGGTCTTCTCACAATAAGTTTACCCGCCCGTGCAGAACCAGAAGTCCAAAATACATCCAATCCCGTGGCTGCAGCTACTGGAAATGTTACAAATCAAGCAGTCCAATTCCAGAATAACGGTGCTCCGAGTCGTCAAATCCTCGGACCAAACATCTCATGTAATGGAGCTACAATGACTTTCAGCCCATTTTATATGGGTAATCATACTACTCCATTTGATGAAGATATGAACCAATCTAGCTATACTGTAGCTGAAAACTGGGGAGCACAGATTAACTTTATGGTTCCCCTTGATGGTTCTATCGTTGAAACTTGTAAGGCTCTTGGTAGAAGACAATTAGCAAAGATGGAGCTCGATTATGAATTAGTCAGAGCCAAAGAATGTGCAGCATTACAACAGAAAGGCTTTATGATACGTCCAGCTACACGTGTATATCACATGTGTCAAGATATCATTCCTATAGCTGCATTTAAAGCAGAGGTTGCTAAACGAATAGCAGCTTCTCAACCCCCTCCACCACCTAAACCATGGTGGCAAAAACTTAATCCATTTTCAAAATGAGTACTTTATCAGAACAAAGAGAAGCTAGAGAAAAAGCTAAAGCTGAAGCAGCTAAAAAACCTAAGAAAACCACTACCACTAAATCCAAATGATCGTACTAATTAAACCTATCCTTTTCGCCTTCATTAAATCAACAGCAGTTAAGCAACTAATTGTAGATCTACTTGAAGGGTTGGTTTCATCCACTGAAAACACCCTAGATGATCAAGCAGTTGCAGTAATTAAACAAGCATTATTCCCTGGCGGGAAGTAAAATTATGGCATTAAAAGCCGCAGAAGACAAATTTAATGAGTTACATAACCTTGTTACTACTGAATTTCTATCTAGAGTTCGTAGTGGAGAGGCTAGTACTCAAGATTTAAAAGCAGCATGTGACTGGTTAAAGACTAATGATATTACTGGAGTAGCTTACGAAGGTAGTCCTTTAGATAAATTAGCTAGAATTATGCCAACAGTAGACCCTGAACTCGTACAACATAGGCTCTATGGGACCAAAACTAAGTCCAAATCCCGGTAGAACAGCTAGGTATTACCGGAAGAACCCTAAAGCTAGGGCTAAACATGTTAGAGATAACATTAAAATTAATAAATCCCCTGCTAAAAGAAAGTATAGGAAAGACTTAATGAAGATACGTCGTAAACTAAAGCCTGGTCCCCAACAGGATGTGTCTCATAAGACTGGTGGCGGGGTAACAATTGAGTCAAGAAAGAGTAACCGCGCTAGAGGCGGTTCAAAGAGGAGGTAGATATGGCATATCCTTTAAGTGAAAGAGATCCTGAAAGACAGAAAGAAGATGCTGAAAGTTTTAGTAATGCATTAAAGATAGGAAAAGAATTACTACCTAGACCAGATTCTTTTCAAGATATATCTGAAATGCTAGTAGATCTTAAATTAGATGCTAATGCAGCTAAAATAGGATTCCAATCAATGCCGACAGGACCAGTTGGTAAAACTATTGGAGCTGCTGGAGCTGTTACCTTAAGAAGAGGTGGTAAAGAACTTATTAATAAGGGAATAGATTTACTACCTAAAGTAGATTATGAAGGTATAATTACTGAAGCATTTGAAGGTACTAAAAGAGTATGGGATAATGCAACAGGATGGGTACTGAAACCAATAAACACAGCTCAAGATTTATCTACTGGAGGTATGTTCGGTAGCGTAGGTGCATGGTCTGATCGAGCAGATATGGCAAAGCAAAGAATGTCCATGCAGGTAAGAATGGCTGGATCTGGAATGGGATTTAGAAATAATGTATTTAATTTTGATGATTATCTAAACGTACGTTCTGCACATTCAGAAGCTGATAGAAGATGGTTTTCAGGTATATTCTCAACACCTGTAGATTATGATACTTATAGAAGAGGATTTGCAACTTCAGCATCAGAAACAGCTTATTTAAAGAGACTTAAAGCTGATTTTATGAAGACATATACACCTGAATTCCTTGAGAAATATGGTATAAAGGCAGGAGATATACAAGCTCATCATATAGATGCTTTAATGGCTTCTCTACCTTTATATGATGGAGTTGAATATTTAAGTAAAGAATGGTATCATATTACAGGTACACTACTCGGTAAAAATGTTAACCCCGGCAACGTTCCTGAAAATATAAAATATTTAGTAGGTAGAAGAGGTTGGCCAAAAACTCCTCATGGTATTACTCATTCGTATTTAGATGAAATTGTAGGTCCAGATGGTCAGAAGTTATTCACTCCAGATGTAAGAACAAGGATGAAAAATGATCCAGCATTTAGAACACAGATGGCTGAAAAATGGGCTGATATAACAATACAATCTAATCAGATAGCAGATCAAGCAGCTGGTGTGTTTAATGCTATGAATGCAGATCTATTGAATTTACAACCTAAAGATATTGATCATATAATGTCTACTTTAGGTAAACTTCAAAATAATGGTCTTGTTAAACCAGAACTAATAGATGGTAGATGGCAGATAGGAGCAAAAGAAATGAGAGAACTATTATTTGATATAGATTTTACTGAAAATGTAGGACAACATTTCTTACTAGCTGATCCACAAGGATTACGTGCTCTTAGAATAGCTCTTCAATCTGAAAATCCAGTTTCATCGTATCAAGCTATCAGAGCTACATTACCTGAACAATTAAGTCTATTTGATGAGAAAACAATTAAATCATTATCAAAGAAAACTAGTCGGATTAGTAGAAGTCAACTGAAGAATCAACAGAGATATTTTGACGATCCAGATGTGACTAAACCTCCGAAATGACTGATACTTTAACCGCTTTAAAACAAGACTTTAAATTATTCCTACAAGCCCTATGGAGTGAACTTGACTTACCTTCTCCAACAAGAGCGCAATATTCAATTGCGGACTACTTACAAAATGGTCCGAAACGTCTCCAGATCCAAGCCTTCCGTGGTGTTGGTAAATCCTGGATTACTGGAGCGTTTGTATTATGGACTCTATTCAATGATCCAGAGAGAAAAATAATGATTATATCAGCCTCTAAAGAAAGGGCTGATAACATGTCAATCTTTTTACAAAAACTAATTATTGAAACCCCATGGCTAAATCATCTCCAACCGAAATCAGAAGACTCACGCTGGAGTCGCATCAGCTTCGACGTAAACTGTTCACCACACCAAGCCCCAAGCGTCAAGTCGGTGGGCATAACTGGTCAGCTAACAGGAAGTCGCGCAGATTTAATGATTTTGGACGACATAGAGGTGCCTGGAAACTCCATGACGGAGTTAATGCGTGAAAAACTTCTCCAACTTTGCACAGAGGCTGAATCCATCCTCACGCCGAAAGCTGATAGCCGTATTATGTATCTCGGGACTCCTCAGACTACTTTTACTGTTTATCGTAAGTTGGCTGAGCGTAACTACCGTCCGTTTGTCTGGCCAAGTAGATACCCTCGAAAAGATAAACTCTCTCAATATGAAGGACTCCTCGCTCCCCAGATCCAGGCCGACCTCGATTCTGGAGTAGATGAGTGGTCAGTAACAGATCCAGATAGATTTGATCATGACGACCTAATAGAACGTGAAGCATCTATGGGTCGTTCTAACTATATGCTTCAATTTCAACTCGACACGAGCTTAAGTGATGCGGAAAAGTTCCCTCTTAAGATGGCTGATTTGGTTGTCACTAGCGTTAACCCTAGCGAGGCTCCCGACAATTGCGTATGGTGCTCCGACCCCCAAAACGTCATCAAAGACCTCCCGACAGTCGGACTCCCTGGAGACTATTTTTACTCTCCTATGCAGTTACAAGGAGAGTGGACCCCTTACACCGAAACAATTTGCAGCGTGGATCCCTCTGGAAGAGGAACAGATGAGACAGCTGCCGCGTATCTATCCCAAAAGAATGGGTTCCTATACCTCCATGAAATGCGAGCTTATAGAGACGGATACAGCGACAGCACGCTCTTAGATATATTAAAAGGGTGTAGGAAATATAATGCAACCAAACTTGTCATAGAGACAAACTTTGGCGATGGTATGGTGTGTGAACTTTTTAAGAAGCACTTACAACAAACTAAACAAGCAGTAGATGTAGAAGAAATCCGTGCAAACGTTCGTAAAGAAGATAGAATCATTGATGCGTTGGAGCCGGTTCTTAATCAGCATCGCCTTGTACTTAACAAGTCGGTTGTTGATTGGGATTATAAGTCTAACCCGGATGCTGCTCCTGAAGAACGTCTTCAGTATATGCTTTTCTATCAGATGTCTCGCATGTGTAGAGAAAAAGGCGCTGTCAAACACGATGACAGACTGGATTGTCTGGCACAAGGAGTCAAGTATTATACGGATGCACTCTCCATCAGCGCTCAAGAAGCAATTAATATACGTAAACGTGAAGAGTGGAATTCTCTTTTGACTGACTTCCTTGAAAGTCCTCATAATTCTGCTAATCATATTGTGTTTGGAATGAATAAAGAACAAAGGGATAAAGCGCGTGGTCTTGAAGGACAAAAGACAGTCCCCACCTGGGTTTGACTGAGCGCCACCCTATACAGGGGAAGGGAAGGGTGGACCCGACCCCTATGAGGAAGTTGATCTACTTCGTAGACCACTTCCTCTTTACTATACTTGATATCCTATGATTGGATATCCCTCTTATACTACCCATGACTAAATCCCCACCTCAACATAAACAAAGATACTACTATATCTTTTGGTCTATAGCAACTATAGCAGTTGTAATAGGTCAAATATATGTAGCTTCCTCTTATAGAAGCTTAGCTACAGCATTAAGACAGGTATTGGTAAATGGATGAGTTCCCTTGTACTAAATGCGGTTTATGCTGTAAACATGTAGGAGATGTTTTAAGTCAGAATTCTATAGAATATAAAACTTCCCCCACTGTAATTAAAGACTTAATTAACAGTTTTCCTTATAAAGTTAATAAAGATGGCTCCTGTTCTATGTTAACAGAAGAAGGTTTATGTAAAGTTTATGAAAATAGACCTATAATTTGTAACGTTAGACTGGGAGCTAAACTTTTAAATATTCCACTTAAAGATTGGTACAAAGATAGAGCTAAAGGTTGTAATGATTTAATACGTAAAGCTGGCCTATCTAATGATTATTTAGTTCAAATTGAAGAAACAAGCGAAAAAATTAATAAAATTACAGACCAAAGCTCAAAACTGCTTAACCAGGGAAAAAGCTCTAAAAATTTTAAAAAAAGAATCAAAAATCACCGCCCAAAATGATTAATATACAAGATGATTTCCTGTATTCTACTGATTTTGACAATATATCTCAGTTATTTCAGAAACCAGACGTACCTTGGAGTTATAATCAGACTATAACTAATCCTTTGCCTAATCCTGAAGATGATATAGATAATTATCAATTTGTTCATGTTTTCTGGAATGCTTCTAGATTTCATCCTCCTTCACCCTATATGCAGAGTTTAGATCCTATATTAGCTAAATTACCGCCTTGGCATGTTATTCTTAGACTTAAACTTAACTTAAACCCTAGAACTCCTAAGACTTTTTACTCAGGTTGGCATGTTGATTCACAACTTGATAATACTACTTCTATTTTCTATTTAAATACTAATAATGGTGGTACTCAATTTAGAAATGGTATGTTTATTCAAAGTGTAGCTAATAGATTAATCTCTTTCCCTTCTAATTTAGAACATAGAGGCGTATCTTGTACAGATACACGCGCTAGATTGGTTCTGAATATTAATTATATTAAGAATCCTAAGAAGGAATGGCACGGTATAGGAGGAGGTGTCTAATAAAAAATGACAAAAATGTTTGAAGCCTTATAGCGATCTAAACAGGACTTGGTTACCCCTTAGGGGGTCAATTTCTCGGCTATATATAATGATATTCTCAGTGTTAGGAGAAATTAATTCAGTGTTATGCTGTAATAACCAGGCAAAATAAAGACAAATAAGAATTGAACTGATTTAAACTGGGTATTAATACCTTGCTATCTGTATGCCAAGCTTCCGCCATGTTTAATAGGTAATAGTACTCAACCTCAGTACAATGAGTATTAATACCGATACCACATCGGTGATGATCTGCTATATTAAGTATATGGAGGGGACACTGAGTCTTTCTACTTAGTGTTCTCCTTCTCCACTCAGTCTAGTCTCAACTGAGATGTGTGGTTATCAAGACAAAGGGTAGCCAAGCGGACCAATCAGGACTATACTGATAAAGTAATCAACGACAGAGTAAGTCGAGCTGACCAGTCAATCAATCAGATGAATGCCACGAACAATTAGTATCCTTGATGTTGGGCTAATTAACGAAGGCAGCCTGATTCGAGAGTTATTGAGAAGCGCATCTAGCTCTTGATTACAAATCAGGGACGCAATGAAGCTATTAATTAGTGTATAAGTCGTCCCTTTCATTCACACTATATCATGGATTAACATGGATGCAGCTAAAGCAATCAAGGACATGTACTCAATTGAGGATCTCAAGGAAATTGCTGATCATGGCTGTCAATCTGGTGTGTGCTCTCAACACATATATTATGGTGACACCGTCCAGTTCTATGAAACCTTTGAAACCAACATACTGGATGAACTCACACTTAATTATGGAACTGAGTTCTTAGTTGATTTATTCAAGGATGCTGACGCAGACTTGACATTCTATAAGAATGCAGTATGCTGGGCATTCATTGAGATGGTAGCCATGGAAGCAGTTGCAGATCACAATTATGAGTATGCAATGTCATACGCCTAGATTCACAGTCTCGGCGGGGTCTCATAGTTAAATGGTTATAACATAGCCTTGTCACGGCTAAGTTCCGAGTTCAATCCTCGGTGAGACCGTTGGGATTCATTCCCAAATTATCCACCTACTCAGTTTATTATGGCTAAAAGAATAGGAGTAGTAGGCGTAACCAAGGCTGAGAATGCACAGTTAGGTCTACTACTCAAGTATATCTTCACTAATGATGATGTATTTAATTCAATACCCAAGGAAGTATTAGCATATCCTGATGCTTTCACACAACTTTGCGGGAGGTATTCAAGTGCAGTTTGATACAACACATGAGTACTGCTTTGATGATCCTTGTGTTCATTATTGCGAACAACATGAAACACTAATGATAGCTAATCATGAACGTGGTAGATGTGATCGCTTAATGATTGAAGGAGTTACTAAGGATGTAATCAATAGATTGCGTCTTGAGTTAAATAAGGAGCACTTAGAAAATGTCAATGATAAAGAATTGGTTACTTGATATGCAACGACAACAAGAAGCTATCGAGGAAGCTAGATTACAACTCATGGAGTATGTAATGTTCGGTTCATTATCACCAACTAACTATGACTACCACCACAGCAAAGAAACCAAGAAGAGCAAGAAGGCGGAAACCTAAAATCATGACTGAAGAAACATTTCCAGTCAAAGAGTCGGTAAAGGTAGTATTACCTAAACCAACTGATGATATCATTCCTCTTCAATCTTATGTCCAAGACATGAAGAACAGATGGAAGATACATCAGTATGAAATCAAAGCCCTATCTAAGGACATTCAGTGGGGCTACAACAAGGCTGAACCATTCGTTAAGAAGGTTCTAGCTAGACTCTCTCCCAAAGGCTCTTAGGGGCCTTTCTGAGGGACTCACTATCCCTTGCTGTTTACTATTAAACTCTATGAAATGCCTAAGAAGTACAAGTTCACTATTAGTGTAAAGACTAAGTTGACTCCTAGTGAGGCAATATGGTTTATTACACAGAAACTCAAGGACTCATTACCTGTTCTATCTATTAACTATGATGTAGTTGAAGATAGACCAACAGATATTGAACATCATGGAGGTGTAGTAGATGATGATACCTAACTGGCAACATCATTCAAACAAAGAACAAAAGCGTACATTAAAGCCTCAAGCTTTACGTGATGCAAAGAGAAGAACTAAATCATTAATTGTTAAATTAAATTCACAGTCTCGCCGCCATGCCTAAGTTTCATGTTAAATTATCTAGTGGTCGTGACTTTGTCATGACTTCAGATGCCCAGGACGAGTATGAATTAGCTTATGAAGCTTATGAAGAAGCTTGTCTAATGGATGATTACCTTGTTGATGTTGCTTTAATTCCCGATGTCTGATAAAAAGAAAAGAAAGAAACCATACTTTCCTAATAACTGGAAAGCATATAAAGATGCACCTTCTGAATACTTTGAAGACTTACCTTTTGAACAGTTCATGGACTGGAGAGTAAATCAATGGGAGATTCCATCCTCTATAGATTGCATCATTCGTGAACAAAACCTAGATACTGGTAAAGTTACAGAGTATGTCTATCAATCAGCAGGACATGCACAAAACAAAGTCCGTGCTATGATGGATAAGGGCGAAAGCGAGTTCTTCATAGCAAATAAAGAAGGCTTGCATCATTTATACCCTAAATTCCCGGAGGATTATGATGACCCGCTCGCTTGATGACATATATTCTTACTATAAACAAGCTCTTGATCTTATACCTGATACACATCCTAATAGATCAGAGATTAAGAGCCTCCTAATGTCACAAGTTAACGATGAGTTACATGACCATTACGCCTACAACGTCCCAGATAGACGAACAGGTTGAACTGGAACGTAACCAAATAAGTCAAGGACTTAAACGATTAAGAGATCAAACTCTCAAACTAGAGAATCAATCTTATGCCTCGGCTAGTATCTATGGTATTAGTTCTATTGATACTTTGTTACCTCGTTTGGTACAGAGAATTAACGATACTAATCTACGAATACATAAAGGGCACACTGGTTTAGCATTCAAAGAGATACATCAGTATCTTACTAAGTTAGAGCCACTAGCCGCTGCTGCTATTGCATGTAAGCTTACCTTTGATAAGGTATTTAGTTTCAAGGATGGTAGTAATCAAGCTACTAAAGTATGTGAAGCTATTGGACATGCAATAGAAGATGAACTTCATATGAGACACTATGAAGAGAATGCACCTGGTCTTTTAACTACACTCAAGAAGAACTATTGGCACAGAGCTATAGGTACACAACAGAAACTAACAGTGATTCGTACATTAATGAATCGCTATGAAGTTAAACAGTGGACACCTTGGACTGTTCAAGTACGTGTTAAGCTTGGTGGTTGGTTATTAGATTGTATACTAGAATCAAGTGGTTGGTTCTATAAGATGCCCATAAGAGAAGGACGTAAGACTACGCTATATGTAGTACCTACTCCTGAATTCCTGGACATAAAGGATGAGATCATGGCTAATGCTGAGTTATTCAGTCCATTAGCTTGGCCAATGCTGGTACCTCCAAGGGATTGGAGTAATGAAAGCAGAGGCGGATACATTCTTAATGAGGTGATGGAAGGGCATGATTTAGTGAGGCGGGTTGACCGCCACCCTATACAGGGAGAAACACCTTTAGCCTTTCTGAACAAGATACAAAAGGTTGGATATCGATTGAATCCATTCACAGTCAGAGTCGCGGAACATCTGCAACAGGCTGGCATAAGTGTTGGTAAGTTTCTTCCTATTATTCATTATGATCTACCACCCAAACCAGTGGACATTGAGGACAACAAGGAGTCACGCAAGGCTTATCGTCGTCAAGCTGCTGAAGTAATGAATAAAAGAGCGCAAGAATTTAAACGTTCTTGCCGTACAAGGATGACAATGGAAGCCGTACAGAGGTTTAAAGATCGTGAGAGGTTTTATATACCTTGGTCTTTTGATTATCGAGGTAGGGCTTATCCTATACCCGCATTTCTTACACCACAAGATACCGATTTTGGTAAGTCATTGATAAGATTTGCTGATGAATCAATCTTAAAAGGAGATGCATTAGAGTGGTTAGCCTTTCAATGTGCTACCACCTACGGACTAGACAAAGCTACAATGGCCGAGAGATTGGCCTGGACGAATGAAAACATTCCGTTGATTACCAGAGTAGCCATTGATCCTATTGATAATCTTGGTGACTGGGAGGCAGCGGACGAGCCGTGGCAATTCCTCAGTGCATGCGATGAGTTCTATCATTGCTGTATACTAAAGGATAAATATAGTACTGGATTACCTGTGGCTACAGACGCCACCTGTAGCGGCCTACAGATCCTCGCAGGATTAGCGAGAGATAAAAAGACAGCACAACTCGTCAATGTGTTGCCTGCTGATAGGCCACAAGACGCATACCAAGTTGTAAGTGAAGTTGCTAAATGGAACTGTCCTGTTCACATACAGAAAGTAATGGATAGGAAGATAGTCAAAAGGACTGTCATGACCATACCTTACAACGCTAAACCTTTCTCTAATCGATCATACATTAGAGATGCTTTAAAGGAGAAGGGCTATGAAATAGACAAGGATGACTTAACCGTTACCGTTAAGGCGGTCAGGGATGCCATGCATAATGTTGTCCCTGGCCCCATGTCTGTTATGAAATGGATAGAAGAGGAAGTTGTTAAGGCTATTAATCGTGGAGCTACTGAACTAGAATGGGTATCACCTTCTGGTTTTGTAATTAAGCAAAGGATAATGAAAAAGAAAGTCGAGATGTTAGATCTCAAATTACTTGGCCGTTGTCGTCTTAATGTAGCTACTGAAGATACAAATGTAGTAGATAAAGCTAGACATAAAGCTGCTACTGCACCTAATCTTATTCACAGTCTCGATGCTAGCTTATTACATTTAGGAACTATCCGTTTTGATAACCCTATTGCTTTGATACATGACTCAGTACTATGTAGAGCTACAGATATGGAAGAACTATCTAAGATAGTACGTGAAACATATATGCACCTCTTTGCTGAGCATGATTACTTAACTGACTTTGCTGCTCAAATAGGAGCAGAGTCCGAACCACCGATCATTGGTGACCTTAAGCCGGAAACCGTGATTGACTCAACATATTTTTTCTGTTAAATGCTTTATCCATCATTATTTGATAGCTTCTTTGCTCCCACAAGGGTTATAGTTGTCTCTGAAGAGAGACTTCAAGCAGCCGAGAGAGAAGCAAGACAACAACAACTGGAAGCTCTCGATAGCCGTATCGATGAACTAACTAAATATCGCACATCTCTATACAATCAACTTAAACCTTCTAATGAGAAGGCAGGTAAGGATCTTGATCAATTAGATGGAGTAGATTGCGATGTCTAATAGGACTATACATAAAACAGATACAGTAACACTAGACGGATTCCAAGCTATACTAGAACCTGGTAAGTTTGGCTATTCTCTATCGGCTGTGGTCGGTAAAGAAACTATCGACAAGCTAGAAACTGAGAGGAGTGATGTCCTAAAATGGGCAGAATCCAAGCTCAAAAATCCCAAGAGAAGCACCCTCAAACCAGAACCATGGGAGGAGGTAGCTGATGGGAAATATAAAATCAAGTTCTCATGGAGTGAGGACAGAAAACCTCCTGTTGTAGACACAGAAGGAACACCCGTTACTAATACAAAGACGCCGCTTTATGGAGGATCTAATGTTAAACTGGGTTTCTATCAAAAACCTTACATTCTACGGGATGGGATTACCTATGGTAGTTCTCTCAAGTTGGTTGGTGTACAGGTTGTCTCACTAAAAGGTGAGGCTGGGGTTGATACTGGAGACATGGACGCTACTGAAGTAGCTGAGTTATTCGGTAAAACAACAGGATACAAATCAGGTGAACCGAATGTAACACCATCCACCGATGTCGAAGAAGAAGACTTCTAAAGAAGAATCACTAGAATGGGCGCAGAAAGCGTTCAACAAATTAAAAAATAGAAAGAACATTAAATTTAGATCTAAGCTTGAAGAGAGTATCGCTGATCTCCTCGAAGGGCTTGGGGTTACCTATGAATATGAATCTACTAGAATACCTTATACCATCCAGCATCATTACAGCCCTGACTTTTTACTACCTAACTATGTATATCTCGAAGCAAAAGGGTACTGGGATGCAGCCGATCGTCGTAAAGTCCTCGCAGTTAAGAAGGATAACCCAGACATAGACCTAAGAATGGTCTTTCAATCACCATATAATACGATCTCAAAGAGATCTAAAACTACATATGCTCAGTGGTGTGAACGACATGATATACCATGGACTTCATACCATGACATTCCACTCGATTGGTTGATTTAATGGATTATAATACCTTCACGCCATTTGGATTACCTTTCTATACAACTATATTATCAGAAGATACTAGTAGTTTACTAAGTGAAACAGTCAGAGTACCTAACTTAAGCAATAACACTGCTGAAGAGCAAGTTGAGTTTTGGAACAGACTCAACCGCTTTGAAAAGTATATGAGGGTATTGGAAAGGCATTCAGAAATTAAGAAGGTCGTATTAGATCATTGGTATAATTTTTATCATAATTATTTCCGGGGAAGTAGAGCTGAGTTTATTATCACGACCTCTTGGTTGACAGAAACTAACAAGGGTGATATTATACATGAGCATGATCACAGAAACGCCTTCTATAGTGGCTTACTATATTATGGAGATTATGAAGATGATAGTGGTGCATTAGAGTTCGTTAACCCTATGCCTGATCATTTTACTCCTAATATATTAGCTGAACACGGTTTATTCGGATCATTATACCAACCCTGGTATATACCACCTAAGCATAATCTACTTATATTCTTTCCAGCGTGTGTAAAGCATAGATGCTATTCTATTAATCAGAATAGACTTTCATGTGCTTTCAATCTAATGCCGATACCGTCACTCGATGGGAGTGACTCATATTATGACCCACGTTGGTTTATCAATGACTGATAGTGAGTTCGTAAGGCACATGCCTTGCGTGAATTGTGGCTCATCGGATGCAAACTCATTGTATACCGATGGGCACACGTTCTGTTTTGTATGTCATGCCCGAACATCAGGAGATAACGAAGTTGTTCACAGTCAACAAATGTCCACTAACATCCAACTTAAAGGAGAACCAGTCCGTCTCAACAAACGAGGAATATCTGAAAAAACAAACCAATTCTACAAGATATTCAGAGACGGGGATACTCTACGCTTCCCATATTTTACGAGTGATGGGGTTCTCCAAGGAATTAAGATAAAAAACAAAAAGAAAATTTTCACCTATGAAGGAGTTTCCACTGATACCTTATTTGCTCAGCATTTGTTTCCTAGTTCTGGTAAACGTATTGTTGTTACTGAAGGTGAGCTAGATGCAGCAAGCTGCTACGAAGCAATGCCGGGCTGGCCAATGGTATCTTTACCGCATGGTGCGGCTTCCGCTGACAAAGACATCCGTAAGCAGATCCCTCTCTTTCAGGGGTATGACGAAATATGCTTATTCTTTGACAACGACGATGCTGGCCGTAAAGCGTCGGAGAAAGCGGCAAGCATCTTACCACCTGGCAAGGTTAAGATCGCTCGCCTCGAGGCTTACAAGGATCCATCAGAAGCGTTACAGAATAACGATGCTGAAGCGATTCGAAAAGCGATATGGGATGCTAAGCCTTACAGACCTGATGGGATTATTGATGGAAAGACACTCTATAAAATTGTCACAACACCACAGAAACCATTTGACCATGAGTACCCTTTCGAAGGACTTAACAAGAAATTACACGGGATCAGGTATAACGAACTTGTCACATTTACTGCGGGCTCTGGTGCCGGAAAAACATCAATCATCCGTCACATTGCAACTCACCTTCTCCAGCAGGGGGAATCAGTTGGGATCTTGGAGCTTGAAGCAAGCAATAGGAGAACAGCACTTGGATTGATGTCCACAGCTGTTGGTAAGAACCTACACTTAGGAGAACATGATGAAGCAGAACTCAAATCCGCTTTTGAATCCTCTATTGCCAATTGGAATCTTTATTGCTTTGATGGCTTTGGAAGTTATGATCCAGATATTATATATAATAGAATCGAATACATGGCAACCGGATTGGAGTGCCGTATTATATTCCTCGATCACCTAAGCATATTATTGTCTGGATTAGACGGTGATGAGCGTAGAATGATCGATGTCACTATGACTAAATTACGTAGTCTAGTAGAACGTACAGGTATTGCACTATTTTTAGTCTCGCATTTAAGGAGAGCTAGTAATGACAAGCACAGTCATGAAGAAGGAGGAAGAGTTAGTCTCTCATCCCTTAGAGGATCACACAGCATTGCTCAGATCTCTGATCAAGTTATTGCCCTCGAAGTCGATCAGCAGGCCGGAACTGAACGAAAACCTACGACAGTGCGAATCCTTAAGAATCGCTATTCTGGCGAAGTTGGCGTTGCCTGTACACTAGATTACGATTTGTCCACTTGCAGATTTAATGAACATGAAGTTGAACCGAAATTCAACCCGTCAACAGACTTCTGATATTTATCAACACTATGAACATCCTTGGTATAAATTCAATGCCGAGACTGGAGAAGTAGGGGAACCTATATACATAAAACCTAATCCACCAAGTAAAGAGGCAGTAAAACGTGCCAAATTTGTCGATAAAACCTACAAATGGAGTGGGAGCAATAGTATTCGACCTGGAGACAAACGGTCTTCTAGCTAATGCAACTCATATACATTGCCTAGCTTTACACTGGCAAGAAGATGATTTCAGTGAAGAATTTAATGATGAACCTTATGGGGATGGTACCTTCGATATCAAGGAGGAAGCGCCCATGGGTGGTAACTATGCCATCCACACAGGGTTACAATGGCTCGAGTGTGCGGACTTTCTTGTCGGTCACAATATTATCGGCTATGATATACCTGTTATTAAAAAGCTCTATTCTTGGTTTAATCCTAGGGGTACTATTGTTGACACTCTTCTGCTATCTAGGTTATATCATCCTAATTTATTCGATATAGATAAAAACCATAACTGGAAAGGTATGCCATTACAATTATATGGCAGCCATTCTCTTGAGGCATACGGGTATAGACTCGGAGAATATAAAGGAGACTACGGTAAGACTACCGATTGGAAAAACTGGTCTCAAGAGATGCAAGATTATTGCAAACAAGATGTAGTTATTACTACTAAATTATGCGACCACTTCCTCCCCTACCTGACTGGGTCAAGTTAGAACATCAGGTAGCTGAAATACTTACACAACAAGAAATCCATGGATGGCGATTTGATGAACAAGCTGCACGGGAACTTGAATCAGCTCTCCGAAGAGAGTATGAGGATACTTCTAAACTATTACGAGAACGCCACGCTTACGTTAGAGGATCGGAATTTTGTCCTAAACGATCTAATAAACGAACAGGATATAATAAAGGAACTGGAATAACTAAACATATTGAGTGGGATTATAACAATATCCATTATTCAGTAGATGTTCAAGAATGTTCTTTTACCAAACTTAAGGACTTAAACCCCACCTCACGTGACCATATAGCATGGATTCTACAAACACACTATGGTTGGACGCCCTCATCAATGACCTTGACAGGGAAACCAGTCATAGACGAAACAGTTCTGAAAGATATTGGGACGGATATTGCTCTTCAATTTCTGACACTACTGGATCTGACGAAAAAGTTAGGGATGATATCCGAAGGCGTGAACGCATGGCAGAAGCTTGTTACGAGATCTAGGATACATCACCATTGTTCAGTAGCAACATCTACATTTAGATGTGCTCATAGAAAACCAAATTTAGCACAAGTTCCAAGTGATGAAAGATTCAGAAAACTATTTATTGCAAAACCTGGCAGCGTTCTGGTGGGTGCCGACCTTAGCGGTATTGAGCTCAGGATGCTTGCCCACTATCTCGCCAGATATGATCAAGGACGCTATTCCAAAATCCTCCTTACCGGAGACATCCATCAAACCAATGCAGATCGGATTGGAATCACCAGAAGCCAAGTCAAAACAGTCACCTACGCCTTCCTCTACGGGGCTGGGGATACCAAAATAGGGCATAGTTATGATAAACAATTACCCGATGATCGAGCGAACCAGAAGGGCAGAGAGATTAGGAAAGCTTATATCGATGCCATTCCGGGTCTTAAAGAGTTGTTGGAGGCAGTACACAAAGCTAGTGAGAGGGGTTTTCTCTACGGACTCGACAATCGTCATATCATCGTTGACTCGAGGCATAAGTCCCTCAATTACTTACTCCAAGGATCAGCGGCGACAATTGCCAAAAGATGGATGGTTTTAGCTAATGAAAATCTTACTGAAAATGCTAGACAAGTTGCATTCATTCATGATGAATTACAATTTGAATGTTCACAGTCAACAAAAGAAGATTTAAAATCTCTTCTCGAACTCACTGCTACACAGGCAGGTGAGTACTATAACATGAGATGTCCAGTCGCTGCTGAAGCAAAGAGCGGATCCACCTGGGCTGATGTACACTAACTATGGAATTATTAATAGATGCAGACTACATTGTATACAAGTCTTGCGCCGCTGCAGAAACTGAGATTGATTGGGGCGATGATGTTATCCTTGTCACTAGCAATTTCAGTGACGCTATGGGTGCCACAAAACGTGAATTATCCAAACTTGAGAACGAATTTGGGGCATTCACTACTGTAAAACTATTCTTTTCTGACTCTGAGAATTTTCGGAAAAAAATCTTACCGGAATACAAGGGACACCGTAATCGCAAGAAACCTTGTGGATACAAACGTGTTATAAGAGAGTTAAAGAATGAGTACGAAGTTATTGTCATGCCTACCCTTGAAGCTGACGATGCTATGGGCATTTATGCCACAAAAAACAAAGGTAACATAATCATATCACCTGATAAAGATATGAAACAAATTCCAGGTAAGCTTTACAATTTAGATGAAACTTTCACGATCACGGAAGATGCTGGGAAAAGATGGCATCTTACTCAGACATTGGCGGGAGATCAAACTGATGGTTATGGTGGCGTTCCTGGAATTGGTGTTAAAAGAGCTGAAACACTATTTAAAAAACAAGGATACTCATGGAATACCGTGGTAGAAGCTTTCAAAGAGAAAGATCTAACCGAAGAGTATGCTTTAGTCAATGCTCGCCTAGCCCGTATACTAACTGTAGATGATTATGACTTCACAAAGAAAAAGCCCATACCGTGGACTCCCGAAGCCGATTATCGAGTTAACGATGGAGCAGGATCTAAAACTGAGACAGATAAGTGATAGACTTAACAGTGGTGAGGTAGATGTCAAAGATATTATCACTATCTTTCTAGCCTTACAAAAACAGAATTTTGTTCTTGCAAATTCTATGATTAACTTAGTAAAAAATTGGCCAAATGAAAACCACCTTTCTATCCCAGCAAGCGAAAGAGTTTCGCATGAAATACAACTTGGGAAGTTCCACGGCTTTACGAACTCGTAAGTATCAGAAAGACCTGATTGTTGAGGAGTTCAAAGAGTTTTTGGAAGCTGAAGGTTTCCTATTTATGCATGGTAGGAACCATCAAGAACATGCATTAAAAGAACTAGCTGATCTTGTTTATGTCTGCTACCAATATGCACAAAACATGGGTTGGTTCTTAGATGAAGCACTAGACCGTGTTCATAAATCTAATATGTCCAAACTCGATGAGGACGGTAAACCAATATATCGAGAAGATGGGAAGGTCTTAAAAGGACCAAATTATCAACCACCAGATCTATCTGACTTATTTTGAAATGACTGCAAGTTTAATATCTCGCACAGGGCGGGTCCAGAATTGGCTGGATAATCCTGAATCAAGACTCCCAGTTTCATGCACTGTCTTTGTCGTAGAGGATTCTATGGAGGGAAAAGATGGTATCGAAGCAAGCTGGCGCTACGTCAGCCATGGACTCAGATTTGGAGCGGGAGTTGCGGTCCATCTATCGAAGCTCCGTCCCAAAGGAGCAGAAAACGGCAAGGGTCTTACAGCTTCTGGCCCTGTATCATTCGCAAAAATCTACTCATCCCTAAATGAAACACTTAGAAGGGGAGGGGTCTATAAAAATGGTGCTGTTGTTATCCACCTTGACCTTGACCATACCGACATTATTGATTTTCTTGAAACCCCAAGGGCTGAACTCCCATGGGTCAAGAGGTGCGTCGATATTGATGCGGGAAAATGGAACAACAGTGATAATAAAACAAAGGAAGCCTTACTCTACGGATTGAAGAGTGGAGATATATGGCTTAATAAAATAAAATACGACAACAACGGGGAAAGAATCTATGGTAACGTCTGTCTTGAAGTTTACTTGCCCTCACGCGGTACATGCTTGTTACAACATGTCAATCTCGCAGCCTGTGGACCAGGCACCCTCAAGCAGGGTTTCGTTGATGGTATGTCCCAGCTGTGCGAGCTCCATAGCCGGACAGGTGTTGGAGCAACTGGAGAATACTTGCCGTCTGATATCGACCGACAAGTTGGGCTCGGCGTCCTCGGCCTCGCAAACTTCTTAAGGAGGCATCAAATCACCTATGATCAATGGGGAAGAGCTTTAAGTTCGGTTAATAGCGGTGGTTCAATAGTAACAGCTGCTGAACACCTAGCTAAAATATTTAAAGAAGCTATTGATGCCGCTGCAGATATAGCTAGAGAAAATAATATGGTAAGAGCTTTTGCTATAGCTCCTACCGCATCCTGTTCTTATCGTAGCCAGGATAGCGATGGGTACACTGCTACCCCTGAAATAGCACCACCTATAGCTCGCTCTGTGGACCGTGATAGCGGTACCTTCGGAGTACAGCACTATGAATACGGCGACGTTGAAATCGCCTCAGAAGTTGGATGGGACGCATATAAGCGTGTAGCAGACCAAACGATGATAATGTTCAACAATACGGGACTTCTTCACGGATACTCATTTAACTCTTGGAGTGATGTTGTAGCCTACGATCGTGAATTCGTGGAAGAGTGGCTGCTATCACCGCAGACCTCCCTTTACTACTCCCTGCAAGTAATGGGCGACACACAAGATAAGACCGATGCGTATGCAGCATTAGATCAGAGCGAAGTCGATGATTACTTACAGGATATTCTCGGAAACGAGCCTATAACCTGTGATTGTCAAGAATGATGAGGAAAACACCATACCAAAAATTAATGGACCGTAAGCGGAAGTGGTCCCCCGTAAAACCCACCGCCGGAGTATTTAAAGATGGATCAGAAGATGCTATTAGACGTGCATTGGCAATACGTCACATGGAGCTACCTGTTGGAGAATTCATCTCTGAAGCACTTGAGAAAGAGGTTCCCGATCACGCTCGGGAGCTTCTGCTCTCGAATGTTAAAGATGAGGAGCGACACGATCTCGCATTGGGGTATATTGTAGATGCTTATGGTATCAAAGAAGATTCACAGTCAGAAGTGGAGGCAAAAAGAATAAGAGATGCATGGATGGCACACCCTGACCATACAATTACCAAGGCTCTCGTGGCTGAAAGAGCAATCTTCTTTGTTCTACTCCCTTTCTTTCGGTTTAATGGCTGTGCTGCTTTACGCACAGTTTCGGCAGACATATCTCGGGACGAACAGATCCACGTCGGATGTAATTCTCTTGTATGCCATGAGTTGGGGCTATCTCCTTCTTCTTCTTTGGATAAACTTAGGAAGGCCACCATTAACTGGGTACTAGAACCACTAGGTATAAATACTACCGATAAATATTTGGACAAAAAATTTTGGCTGGATGCTAGCGATCGCTTAATGTATGAGGGTAAAGCCCCAGAGTTTTCTGACACCAGAGCAGCCCGTATGCCAGCGTTCTTTGAGCATAGCAATGTCAACTTACCCCAATACGCTTGAGCCTTTGCTCGGGCCAAACATACAATCTCTCCTCCTGGAAATGGAGGAGAAGTTTCCACCTATTAATCCACATCCTAAAGAAGAGCTAGCAAGTATTATGTATAAAGCAGGACAACGCTCAGTAATAGAGTGGTATACAGATAGGATAAACAATGACTGATAAAGAGATGGAAGCATGGGCTAAGTCCCAAGCTGCTCCTCGATCTGCATTAGGTGAAGCAGCCATGCTAGGCTTATCAGCATTAGCAGTTAAAGGAGTACCCGCTTTAGTCTCATCTGAATGGCTGAAAAGACCACTAACAGATGCAGCTTATAAGCAACTACAAACAACAGGTAAAGTAACACCCGCTTTTACTAATAAATGGCCAACAGGTTACCGACCTCTGAAATCATTTACTTGGAATACACCAGGTGGATTACAGACCGGACCTACAAAGCCAGCAGCTGCAGCTCTAACAACTACAGCTGGTATATTAATCAATCATTTCTTAAAGAAGAAGAAGAAACATGACTAGTTCATACAAGATAGATAAATCAAATGTAGGTAAAGGCAGAGGTCAAAGAGTTACTCCTGGGAATCTTGCAGCTTATGGTACTAGTTATTATCCATCACATAACTTAGAGGCATGGCAACCTTACGCAAGTCTCAAGTCTCAACAGAAAACAGCTACTAGTGCAGCTATATCTGCTCTTAATAAAGTATCAGGTTTCCCTAGTAAAATAAAAAGTAGAGATCAATGGGATGATTTCCAAGCTGCAGTAGCTGCATCAAGGAAAGCTGAGTCATATGCAAATTCTTTTGACCAAAGATTAAGTGACTTATCTAATCAGTACACAAGAAATTGGGCATCTCAGCATGGTATAACCTATAATCCTAAAGGTTCTAATACTTGGGGATGGAAAGGTGGAGTAGATCCACAAGAAAGGGACACTAAATACTTTGAGGATATTGGTGAGAAAGCTTACCGTTCATCAGGTTATGCTACCATGCCTTGGAGTTACCTAACTGAAGATCAGAAGTGGGGTTGGATACAACAAGGTGATCCGTCCTTACAAGATGCAGGTTGGAGGAATCCAAACATTCCTGACTTAGGAACTGGTGATACTTATACATCTAATTTAGGTAAAGGTGAACAGAGTTTCGATATAGCTATGGCAGATCCTCTACCTCATCCTAGTAAGGATACACCACAACGTCCTAATCCTAATGCACCACCATCTAGTCCTTATGAACCTGGTAAATCACCTATGCCATCAAGGGATAATAGGTTTATGGTGCAGAATAATGACATGAAGATAGCGCAAGCCTTCCCAGAAGATATGTCTACTAAAGACATGCTTCAAAATCTAATCAAGATATCAGAATCAGGTGACTTTGATGCAGATGACTTTGATCAGAAGGCTATGCAGTGGATAAAAAGAAAAGAAACTGAAAAAGAAATGGACGAAACACCTAGCGTAAACTTACAAGACGTAATTAATGAAGTTCAGCGTCAAGCTGTACCTGAGTACAGGAGAGATCAGACTTATCCAGCTGGTGGGCCAGGTGGTAATAATCTTTTTGGTCCTCAATCTAACTTAGGTGTACAGGATGGTGATAACCTTGCCTTTGGAGGTTTCTTTGGATTTAAGGAGCAGATAGAACCAGGACCAGCTACAACGAAAACCCAAGGTGGTGCAAGAGAGGCATACATGTCAATCTATGGATCAAGTGGTCAAAACAGGCAGAAGTTTATAGAGAAGTATAAGATTTCTCCTGAAGATTACCTGAACCTACCACAAAAACAATCTAGTGGTACTACAACTAATAAAGATATGACTATTGCACAGGCACCAGGGGATGCTCGTATAAATAGAATTAGATCCTCTCCTTCAATACAAAAAGATCTTAGGGATGTATTTAATTCTAACCCTACCCGAGAAAATCAACAGAAGATACTAGATAAATATGGTATATTCTTTAGTCTACCAGAAGCTAAGACAAGGCAATACAATACAGATATAGCATCATCTAGAAGGGCAATAGGTTCCTCACCTCTTAGAGCTCAGGGAGCAGCTACTGCAACATCTTTAGATAAATTAAACATACCTACAGAAAGGAAGAACCAATTCAACAGACGTAATGTTGCTAAGACATGGTTCAATCCATTCACTGGTGGTGCTGGTAACATCGCAGGATCTCTAGGAAGAACTAATCGTGGTGTGACAAAATCTAAATTAGGTATAAACGTATAAAACAATGTCAGCAAAAGAACGCTATGATTATTTATCAAGCGACCGTTCCCAGTTTCTAACAGAAGCGGAAGACGCATCGAAGCTCACCTTACCTTATCTAATCCGTGGTCATGAAGAGAATGCGAGAGGCATGAAGCAACTCAAAACTCCATGGCAAAGTGTTGGAGCTAAAGGAGTGGTAGCCTTAGCATCAAAGCTATCGCTATCACTTGTACCACCTCAAACTAGTTTCTTCAAGTTACAATTAGATGAGTCACAACTAGGGCAAGAGTTTCCACCGGAAGCTAAATCAGAACTAGACTTATCCTTTGCAAAGATAGAGCGTACCATTCTAGAATCTATAGCAGCTAGTGATGACCGTGTTGTCATTCATCAAGCTCTACAGCATCTAGTAGTAGGTGGTAATGCTTTAATTTTTATGGGTAAAGCAGGTCTGAAACTATTCCCGTTAAACCGTTATGTTGTAGAACGAGATGGTAACGGTCAAGTGATTGAAATAGTCACAAAAGAACGTATCAACAAAAAGTTAATAGAAAATTATCTACCTAAAGAGATTAAAGAGTATGAGATGACAGACTCTGTTGTTGATGAAGGATCAGATTTAACTGGTAAAAATGAGTGCGATGTTTACACACATGTTACCAGAGAAAACAACAGATTTATATGGCATCAAGAAGTATATGGTAAGAGACTTAAGGGATCAGAAAGTAAAGCACCAGCCGATGCTACACCATGGTTGCCTCTACGTTTTAACACAGTAGATGGTGAAGCCTATGGTCGTGGTAGAGTTGGTCAATTTATAGGAGATCTTAAGTCTTTAGAGGCACTCTCTCAGGCACTCGTAGAAGGCTCTGCAGCAGCTAGTAAAGTTGTTTTTGTAGTATCACCCTCAAGCACTACTAAACCACAGACGCTGGCCCAAGCAGGCAACGGAGCGATCGTTCAAGGCAGACCAGATGACATCGGTGTTATCCAAGTTGGCAAGACCGCTGATTTCCGAACTGCTTATGAGTTAATGAATCAGCTTGAGAAAAGATTAAGTGAAGCTTTCCTTGTTCTACAAGTAAGACAGTCAGAACGTACTACTGCACAAGAAGTACAGATGACACAGATGGAACTAGAACAACAGCTAGGTGGTCTATTTGGATTACTTACAGTTGAGTTCTTGGTACCATATCTAAATCGTAAACTCTCTGTATTCCAGAAGACAGGTGAGATACCACGTATACCTAAAGGTATTGTTAAACCTATTATTGTAGCAGGTATTAACGCTTTAGGAAGAGGACAAGATGTACAAGCTTTGGGTTCCTTCTTGACTACTATTGCACAGACAATGGGTCCAGAAGCTATCCAACAGTATATTAATCCTGATGAAGTTATTAAGCGCCTTGCTGCTGCTCAAGGTATTGACGTTCTTAATCTCGTTAAGAGTGTTCAAGAGATACAGCAAGAACAGCAACAACAAATGGCTCAGGCTGCTGAGATGGAAGCTATTAAAGGGACACCTAACTTAATGAAGGCTCCTATGCTTGACCCATCTAAGAACCCTCAACTTGGAGCACAACAACCAACAGAAGGACCACCACCAGAGTAAACAATGGCAGAAACATTAACATTCGAACAGAAGAATGAAGTTACATCCGTAGATAATTTGTCTGCGGATGAACAAGACTCTCTCCAAGTAGGAGAGCAGATGCAAGAGGCGGAAGATACCCGCCTTGCAGGTAAATATGAAAATGCTCAAGAGCTAGAGAAAGCTTACATTGAGTTAGAAAAGAAATTAGGTGAGAAGAATACAGATTCGACACCTAAAGAGGAAGTAACTGAATCAGAACCAGAAGCTAAAGAGGAAGAAAAACCTACTGAGAGTACAGTTCTGGATGATTTATGGGAACAAGCTAACGATGGTAAGGGTGAGTATAAACAAGAGACCTTACAAGCGCTTAGTGAGATGTCACCTCAAGATCTAGCTAAGATGCACTTACAGTATCGAGCTGAGAATAGTCCTAGAGATCTATCTGAGAGTGATGTTCAGCAATTAAAAGGTCTTGTAGGTGGGGATGCTAACTATAGTAACATGCTTTCATGGGCTCAACAAAATCTGAATGAACAAGAAGTTAATATGTTCGATCAGGTTATGGAGATGGGTAACCCATTAGCAGCATTCTTTGCAGTACGATCACTCGCTTACAGATACAACGATGCAATAGGTTTTGACGGAAAAATGGTAACAGGAACATCACCAAAAGAAAGCACAGATGTCTTCCGTAGCCAAGCTGAAGTAGTATCAGCTATGAGCGATAGAAGATATGAAGACGATCCTGCATATCGTAAGGATATAATGGATAAACTATCACGTTCACCTGATGTGAACTTCTAATTATGTCAGCTTCGGAATTAGTAGAGAAGTCTTTCGTCCTCGATTTAATTGCTACTCATGATAAACCTCTATTCAAAAGCGTACCAGCTTCTGGACCAAGAGGTGATCAACCTGCTAGCGAATTCCTTAAAAGATATATGAACAAAGGAGTCGAGGAACTATGGGAGACACAAAGAAAATTACAAGCATTCGGAAGGGAACCAAACCCAGATGATGCACCTTATAGACAACCACCACAACCTGGCGATCCTGATTATACACCACCGCCACCTCTACCTAAACCTAAGCCAGCTAGTTATACAACTGAGGATCCTAACCTAAGAATAAGGAAAGGTGGTATAGGTAAGGCTGATGATACGGATCCCGATATGAGATTTAGAATGCCTGTTGTAGAAGATCAAGGTTATCCAATCGATCCTAATATGCAGGTAGGTGACCCACATAATTATAAAAATAACTTCTACAAAGAACATCCTAAAGAACATTTAGATCAATTACCCCTTGATTGGGATAAACAGATTTTAATATGAGCTCTATCACATTAGCACCCAGTCAGAATAATTGGAATCAGTTCTGCAAATGGGTAACAAGCACTGACAACAGACTATATGTAGGTTGGTTCGGTGTACTTATGATTCCATGTCTCATTACTGCAGCTACTTGTTTTATTATCGCTTTCATCGCAGCACCGCCTGTAGACATAGACGGGATAAGAGAACCAGTGGCTGGCTCACTACTCTATGGAAACAACATCATCTCAGGGGCCATCGTCCCGTCATCAAATGCTATCGGTCTTCACTTCTACCCAATCTGGGAAGCTGCAACCCTCGACGAGTGGTTGTATAACGGAGGACCATATCAACTTATTGTATTCCACTTTCTCATCGGCATCGCAGCTTACATGGGACGACAATGGGAACTTAGTTATCGACTAGGGATGAGGCCTTGGATTTGTGTTGCTTACTCAGCGCCAGTTGCTGCATCATATGCAGTCTTCCTGGTATATCCTTTCGGACAAGGAAGTTTCTCTGACGGTATGCCGTTGGGGATCTCAGGAACGTTCAACTTTATGTTTGTCTTTCAAGCGGAACATAATATCCTTATGCATCCTTTCCATATGTTGGGAGTTGCGGGGGTATTTGGTGGGGCTTTGTTCGCTGCTATGCACGGATCATTGGTCTCTAGTTCCATTGTTAAGGAAACAACAGAAACTGAATCACAAAATTATGGCTACAAGTTTGGTCAAGAAGAAGAGACCTATAACATTGTAGCTGCACACGGATATTTTGGGAGGTTAATATTTCAATATGCGTCTTTCAATAATTCTCGTTCTCTTCATTTCTTTCTGGCTACTTTCCCCGTGGTATGCATATGGCTTACCTCTATGGGAGTCAGTACTATGGCGTTTAACCTCAATGGTTTCAATTTTAACCAATCAATCCTCGATGCCTCCGGTCGTGTGGTCCCAACTTGGGCTGACGTACTCAACCGAGCTGACTTAGGTATGGAGGTTATGCATGAAAGGAACGCACACAACTTTCCATTGGACTTAGCATAATGCCTACAAAAAAAGAAATTTATGATAAACATAATAGAAGGGTTAATGCTGCTAGTGCAGTAAAAGGTAGTACAAAAATAAAAGTATTACTAGATGCTGCACAGATATACAGACAGCTTAAAGTATAACCAGGCGGCTCGGTAGTCGAACCAGTAGAAGCCACAGGCAGCCGCGTCCGTTCATTCCCAGTGGGAACGCATGAAACCACATCATGGAACGGGGGTGTGGTACTATGGAGGAATCCAATGCAAGTAAAAAAGCAAAGAACCTACAAGTATCGCGGCGTGCCTTACACGAAACTTATTTAAATTACTTCAATGAAAAGAATAGCCTTGATTCTGGCATCGGTATTTACGACAGCAGGCGCTGCTTACGCAGGCCCTTACGTCAACGTAGAGTCGAACGCCTCATACACAGGATCTGACTATAAGAATAGAACCACTGATTTCCATGTAGGATATGAGGGTGGTAATGATACCTTTGGATATTATATTCAAGGAGGACCAGCAGTAGTTGCAGCAGATGCAGTTGACACTGATACACAGATGTCAGGTAAAGTCGGTGCTGATGTAAGTGCTACTGACAAACTCTCCTTCTATGGAGAAATTAGTGTACTTACTGTTGACGGTGATGCCGACAATGAGTGGGGTACTAAGATAGGTACAAAGTATACTTTCTAAATGAAATACTTAGAGTCCCCATGGTCGGTAGTTTTTCTTCTATTGGGATTCTTTGTATTTGTGGAGTCCCTACATATGTTTGAACATAAGCATTGTAGGGATTGTCCACTTTGTCAAATTGAAGAATACTAATGGCACATCAAAGTTCAGCCATGCGAGCAAGCATGACTAGTTTAAGGTTTCAGAATTCTGAACCAGTAGATATTAAAGAACCTGTGGATACTATGCCACATGATTCCCAGCCTCCTGGTGTAGATGAAGAAACAGAACCTCAATCTTTAGAAGAAGCTCTAACAGGTTGAGTAGGAGGGGGAGCACCTCAGAGTCGGACTCCCCTTTCATTGGCATTGGCCGGATACGTCCGATACCCTTTGCCGTCTAGACGGTGGGAAAGACCACAACGATTACAAATAGCGCAAAAAATTTTCAGCTGAAGAAATTATATAAACTTTTATTTTTACATTAAACAATGGCTCATCAGAGTTCTGATCTTACCACCAAGCTTACCAGGCCGGGTGCCGATAATGGTGGTAACGATCCCAGAGCGCTGTACCTAAAGCTGTTTAGTGGAGAGATGTTCAAAGGTTTCCAGCATAATGCAATTGCTAGAGACTTGGTTATGAGGCGTACCTTGAAGAACGGCAGCTCACTGCAGTTCATCTATACAGGACGCACAACCGCTGAGTATCATACTCCAGGAAACGCTATCTTAGGTAACACAGACGGCGCACCTCCAGTAGCACAGAAGACTATCACTGTAGACGATCTATTGATCTCCAGTGCCTTCGTGTATGAACTGGATGAAACACTTGCACACTACGAATTACGTGGTGAAATCTCTAGAAAGATTGGATATGCTCTCGCAGAGAAGTATGACCGTTTGATCTTTAGAGCAGTCACTCGTGCAGCTCGTAAAGCAAGTCCAATTACTAAGGCTAACTTCCTAGAACCAGGCGGAACACAAATCCGTGTGGGAACAAGTACAGCAGATGATGCATATGATGCTACTAAATTAGTGGCAGCCTTCTATGATGCAGCTGCTGCACTAGATGAAAAAGGAGTAAGTACTGAAGGACGTGTAGGTGTACTAAACCCAAGACAATACTATGAACTCATCCAACAAGTGGGTGACAATGGTCTTGTAAACCGTGATGAGCAAGGTTCTTCACGTCAGAGAGGAAATGGAATCGTTGAGATTGCAGGCATTAAGATCTACAAGTCAATGAACATCCCATTCTTCGGAAAGTATGGTACTAAATATGGTTCTGCTGATGCTGAGACTCCAGGTGTAACCTCACCAGGTAACGTTGGCTCATTCGTTGGTGCTGCAGTAGAAGATGCTGCTAACGATGTATCCGGAATCAATAACGAGTACGGTGAAGAGACTGAGTTCAAGCATTCTTGCGGACTTATCTTCCAGAAGGAAGCCGCAGGTGTAGTAGAATCCATCGGACCTCAAGTTCAAGTAACAAGTGGTGATGTATCGGTAATCTACCAGGGAGATGTCATTCTAGGACGCCTCGCTATGGGAGCCGACTATCTGAACCCAGCTTGTGCTGTGGAACTAGTTGCTGGTGCTGCTCCAGGCGCTACAGGTGCTGCTGAATTCTAAGTTATACTTATTAACTTATATATGGGGAGTTCTCACGCTCCCCTTTTTTCTTATATTAATTATGCCTTATCCAACCACAAACGCCACCTTAGAACTCCCAGCCGTAAACCAAATACTGTCGTCCTGTGGTCAGGCTCCTGTAACCACTCTAGATCAAACCAACCCGGACGTTGCGATTGCCTATGATACGCTGTTACAGGTGTCACGGGAAGTACAGGCAGAAGGCTGGACTTTCAATAAAGAATATCATTACAAAATGGCTAAGGACTCTAACAAAGAAGTCCCTATACCTAACAATGTTCTGCAAATTAAACTCACAGAAAATAGTGCTAATGCAGAATTTGATTGTGTCAGAAGAAACGGTAAATTATATGACAGACAACATCATACATATGACTTAGGTGATATATCAGGTGATGAAGTAGAATGTGATATAACATGGGAGTTTGACTGGGTAGATTTACCCGAACCAATACAGAATTTTATAGTATCTAGGGCTGCTGTATTCGTATCTCAAAGAATTGTAGGAGATACAAATCAGTATAATGCTCTACAACAACAAGAAGCTTTTGCTAGATCAACAGCATTAGAATATGAAACTCAACAAGGTCAATATACTTTCTTTGGACACCCTCAAGGACAGCAAAATTATTACCAAAGTTACCAACCTTACCAAGCACTTAGAAGATAATGCCAGCTGTAACTCAACGAATTGACAATTATTTAGGTGGAGTATCTAGACAATCCGATGATAAAAAGCTACCAGGTCAAGTCCGTGAGTGTCTTAATGGTTACCCAGATCCTACATTTGGTTTAACTAAACGTCCTGGTTTTAAATGGATTGCTAACTTAGGTACAGGTACCACATATGATGCGTCTCGATGGTTTTTCATTGCCAGAGATGATACGAATAAATATATAGGATGTATTACACCTAAACCTAATGCAGGACCACATGGCAGTATAGCTATATGGAATGCTACTACAGGTGCAGCATGTACTGTAACTGAGAATGGTACAGATTATGATTATCTAACAGGAGATCGTAGTAATTACCATATACTTAATTTACAAGATACATCTATAATAACTAATAATGCAATAACAGTAGCTAAACAAGCTGATCCAGCTTTCACTGCAAATAAGCAAGCCACTCTTGTTTTAAGCGGTACAACTATTAGCAATACTTACACCACTATAATTAATGGTGTTACTATTTCAACTACTACTGATAGTGATGATACATATGCAGATGCATTAACTAAAATTAAAAATGATATTGATTCTCAAAATACAAGTAGTGGTTGGGGAATAACAACTACTTCATATCAATCTTCTTTATATCTATCTCGAGCTACAGCGTTTACTATTAGCGCTACAGGTGGAGCTACTAACGATTCGATAAGTGTATTTCAAGATCAAGTTGATAATATAACCCAACTACCAGCCCAAACTTTTGATGGACAAACCGTTAAAGTAATCAACACAGCTTCAGATAAAGATACATACTTTGCTAAATTTATAGCAGATAATGGTACGTCTGGTCCTGGTTATTGGGGCGAAACAAAAGACCCGGCTAAATCGCCAGGCTTAGACGCGGCAACAATGCCACATGAATTAGTTAACACAGGAACTAATGCTTTCACATTTAGAGCTATAACTTGGAATGATAGAACAGCAGGAGATGATGTAACTAATGAACACCCACGCTTTGTAGGGTATAAAATACAACAAAGCTTTTTCCATAACAACAGGTTAGGATTCTTATCAGAAGATAATGTTTCCATGAGTCAATCCGGTAAAGATAATCGGTTTAACTTCTACCATACTTCAGCTCAGATAGTAACAGATGCAGATCCAGTTGATTTAAGTTGTTCTACAATCCGACCTGCCGCATTACATGCAGTTATTCCTACTACACAGGGTCTTGTACTCTTTAGTAAGAACCAACAATTTTTGATGTCATCGGCTGACGGGGTTTTAACACCAACAACAACTACTATTCGTACTATCTCAAACTATGAAGTAGACACAGAAGTAGACCCTGTTGATATAGGTACTAATATTAATTTCGTAAGTAAAACACCAAGCTATACTCGTATATTTGGTATGGCCACACGTGGTCAGGATGAAAACCCTCAGGTTGTAGACGTAGGGAGGATTGTAAATGAGTGGGTACCCGCTACAGTAGATACGTTCATTGCTAGCGCACAAGATCAATTCCTCGCACTCTCATCACAAAGTTCCAATAAGATATACTTCTACCGTACTTATAGTGACGGTGAAACAAATTTAGTACAAGCTTGGTTTAATTGGCAATTACCTGGTAACGTACAGGCAATTGCTGTTGAATCAGATGACTTCTTTACTGTTACAAAACAAGGAACTCAGTTCACATTAAGTAAAGCAAGTCTAAGCCAGAGTCCCGAAGACGCAATTATCGTTAACAACGATGGTCAAAAAATTAATCCATGTATTGATTTATATGCAGAAGCTAGTAATGTAGCAGGTAACAATAAAGTAGATTATGATGCTGTTAATGATTTTTCTAAATGCTATATACCGTGGGATAATATAGCCACACTGACACCCGTACTTATTATTAAGGGTACTACAGCAACTGGACAATTCATTGAATCTGGATTTACTACTACTCCAGAAGTAGTGACTAATGATGGAGATCCTTACTTCAAAGTTCCGAAGAAAAATTTGATCTCAGTTGAGGATGACGTAATTGTAGGATGGAAATATGATTTCGATATAACACTACCAAAAACTTATTATAGAACTGATGATCAACAGACAAGGACAGACTTTACAGCTAATTTAACAGTAGCTAGAATGAAGTTTGCGGTCGGTCTTTCTGGTGTCATGAGTTTCAAATTAAAATCAACTGGTATTAGGCAAGGTAAAAAGACTTATACACAAGATGCTGATACATATGATTGGCCTTTTATTGATGATGATCTATCCTTTGTAGATAGGGATCAAGTTAAAGTAAAGATTAATAATATTGAAACAACTGGTTTTACTTTCGCTAACGATACAACTATAACTCTTAGCTCCATACCTTCTCAAACCTTTACAACTCAAGCAGGGCAGCATACATTTACTTGGACATTCGATAGAACAGATAATAGTAAAATAAAAGTTCTACTAGAAACTGCTGTGAATAGTAATCCTGAAACATATACTACACAAGTTGAGGGAACTAATTATGTAATTGGTGAAGGTAAAAATGTTATATTCATTGACGGTACAGGAACACCCACTGCTGTAACAACTGGTAAGAAAGTCAAGATTTATAGTGCAGATGATATATTAATTTATTTAGATGAGTGGTATAATTTAGACCCTACTGTACAGGCAAATACATATCTAGCTAATGATATAGCTTTAGCCGATCAGTCAGTCTTTACTTTACCTATACATCAACGTACAGATAATTTTCAAATCAGATTATTTAATGACTCACCGTTTCCAGTGTCTTTAAATTCTATGATGTGGGAAGGTACTTACTCACCAAAATTTTATAGGAGAGCTACGTAACTATGTTTATGGCATTAGGAGCCCTTGCTGGTGGTATATTAGGCTCTATGGGTACCGCTGCTACTGCTGCTACTGTACTAAGTGGCGCTGTCACAGGTTTCGGAGTAGGCAGCCAATTAGATGCAGGGCGTAGACAAGCAGCTGCTGGTAGAGAAGCTGCAGAGCAAAGCAATGAGGCTCAACAAAGGCAATACGAATATAATGTTGATCTCTGGAATATGGAGAAACAACAGATATTAGCTAATAGAGCTCAATCAGTAGAGGTAATAGAGGCGCGAGCTAGGAATGAAGGTCAGGTCGCTGCCTATACAGATTTAATGAATGCACAAAGGTACAATCGAGACCTTCAAATAAAGGAAAGAGAAGAACAGTCTTTAGGTGCTCAATATGCTAAGTCAGAAGATATTTATCATAGACAACTTAGTTTAAATGAACTGAGCTATAAGACTGCTACAGAGAATGAATATGCAGCCCTTCAAGATATTGAAGCAGAAGGACGGTACAACCAAAACGAAAGGTATTTAACATTTTTAAAGAATGAAGGTCAGATACGTGCTAGAGGTGTAGAAGGTAGGTCTACTGATAAAGCTAGGCAAGTTGAGTATTTGACGTTAGGTCAAAATATGACTGCAATAAATGCTTCTTTAGCAGGTGGTGTAGCCGCTGCAAGAGCTATGATACAAGAAATAAGTACTGATAGATCAGCTGCAGATTTAGCTGCTGATGCTCAGAGAATGCTAGAACCTGAAGAATTACTAGATCCAATAATGCCATTCGCAACACCAAAGGCTGAGTATGTTCTACCTAGAGCTGTAGGTGAATTTGACTTCGGACCCGCACCTGTTTTGGGTGTTTATACTTCTCCAAGTGCTGCAGCTAGTAAGGCATGGGGTAATACTATAGCTGGTATTGCTGGACAACTTGATGCAGATGCAATAGGTCAATGGGGTGCTCACCAATATCAGAAAATGAAGTCCTAATAAATTATGACACAATCTTACAAAAGGCGTCGCCAAGGCGGTCGTTATAAGCAACGTGATGCAGGGCAAGCTGGTGTACGCGCCATAAGAGAGCAAGCCCAAACCACGATTGACTCGATGAAGCAACAGCAAGCTCGAGAGGTTACATATGGAGAGCAGCGTATTAGAGGGCAAAGAGAAGTAGGCAGAGGTGAATCAGCTAATCTTCAGATATTACACGATCTAGATGCAAAAATCTTTAGTAATAAACGTAGTCAGATTAAGAAGCGTAGAGATACTGAATTCTCTAAGCTTCAAGGTCAAGCTGACTTACTAAATAAAACAGCTGCTTATTGGAAAGATTTAGCACCACAGTTTTCAAGGAATATTACAGAACTTGGTACAGGTATTGCGTCTGGAATGGCAGATATTAATTCTGATTATGATTTTAAAGAATTAATCCAATCTGGTCAGTTTGATGAATTAACATCTTTTCTTGATAGTGCAAGCCAAGATCAGATTAAAGAGTTAATAAAGAAGAGAGATGAAGCCTGGAATAATAAAGATACTGTAGCTGTTGACTATCTTGGTGAAGTATTAAATCAAAGTAGTTCTCAACTTTCAGAGAAAATAGTAAACCATCTTATAAAGAATACAGATAATCTAGAAGCTGATTTAAAGAAGTATGTAACTAATGATAGCCAAGACTTAAATTCTTGGGATGAGGATTCAGTACAAGATTTCTATGATATGAGAGCCCGTGAACTTGTAAGAAGTTTCGGGCTTGGTAATACAAAAGCAGCTAGTAAGTTAATTACACACTTCCATTCAGCAGGAGCTGTAGTATCTAAACAGTTAGAAAAAGATAGATTAGTCAGAGAAGGTATAGATAAAAGATTTAAAGCTAAAGATGATGTAGTAAGCTTCTCTATGTCTGATGATCCAGAGAAGGCTAAAAATGCTGTTAAAACAGGTACTATAACTTATCATAATAGTTGGGTTAAAGTAGGTGATAAAGAAGTTCAATTAACTGATGTAAGAGAAGCTCATCTTATGCACCTACGAGATGTAGCTGCTACAGGTAATATAGATAGTGATAAATTAAAAGAACTATTCTTAGATTCATGTACTCCTGGTACACAAGGAGAAGGCTGTGTAACATGGCGTAAAAGACATGGAGCAGGACTTGAAGAACAAGTAGATACTATAATACTTGAGTCAATAGATGGGTTCAGACAGAAAGTAGAAAAGAGAAATAAAGGGACAGATGCTGTTCAGCTTGCTGATTTTGAACATGCATTAGCAGGAACAGGAGCCTATGCTAAAGGGAAGGCTAAGGAGCAGGATTCCTTAGTAAACGGTATTACAACAGTACAAGAGTATGAAAAAGTAGTAGCTAGGTATAGAGCTGAAGAAGGTAATAATAAGACTAGAACAGCTATTGCTAAATTATTACATTTAGATCCAAGTAAACCATTCCACGATAGATCCGCTCTGGATAGATTATGGAGAGCACATCTAAATAATGATATAGATGAAGTAGCACAGATATGGATGCGATTAGATGCTACTCAGAGATCTAAACCTCAGATTGCTAATCTATATAAAGCCTCAGTAGCTTTGAACTCCTCTCCTGATGGTAAAGGTTCTGTAACAGAAATTAAAGACTGGGCAACAAAAGCTATTAAACACCAAATTGGTATACAAGGTGCTTTAACACAAAAAGTACATCCAAGTGGGTTTGAAATGATACCTCATTTACAACAATCTTTCTATTCTAATTTTAATAGAATTTATGAGAAAGTTGGAGATGATGAGCCTATTGATGGTATAATTGAGAAAGCAAAAGAATTAGCTTCAGCAGATTTAATAGCTGAAAGTGGTATATTTCAGACTCAAGCAGCTTCTGAAGGGACAGCAGGATCTGATGTTTATAAAAAATTCATACATGGATTACCTCCAAAAACAAGCCGTTTAAGTGGTACTGATCTTTATTCAACTATAAATAAATCAGAAGCAAATCTATCTAGTGATGCTATACTAGGCACTGAAGAAACTGATGGAGTTATAACAAAGACTGAATTAAAAGAAGTTGCTTTCGATGTTCAACAGGATAAAACTGTTACCATACCACGTAATATGCATATATTGTATAATGAAGCAGGTGGTATGTATAACGGTAAAAAGTTGACTAAAACCGAATACTTTAATATGTTATTAGAAAAGAATGGGTTTAGTCAAAGACTAAGAGATGGTCATCATGAATATCTAAACTTAAAAGCTGAACAGTTATGGAGTCACTCTATAGGATCTCATTATCATGTAACTGATAAGAATGTATTACCTATAAATATATTTGCAGATATAGTCAATCAAACTGGACAAATGCCTATGTCTGGTTTCTTAAGAGGTAGTACTATACAAGAACAATTAGGAAATGAAATACCTGATTATCAGATTGATTCAGAAGTATTTGATGATGGTAATACTGTTAATGCAGACATAAATTCCAAAACTTGGAAAGATATATTCAATAATAAGAACAAACTTGGCTTAAAAATAAAGTTTGGAGCAGATGGAAACTTTGAATTCATGAGGAAATAATTATGTCAGATGTACTACACGATCTTATAGAAGAGGAGCAGCAACAAAATATAGTTGCTCCTTCTTTACCTACACCTGTAGAAGCTGACACCCCAGTACAACAAGAAGATTTCCCTGGACCTCAAGGCCAAGGCAGAAGTCAAGTAGATTTGTCTATTGAAGAGAATAAACAAGCAAAAGATTCTGAATATAATGTATGGTGGAATATGCCATACAAGATTGATGGTGAAGTTAATCTAGAAAGAGACTCTCTAAAAGAAGCATGGTATCAAAAATATTATGGTGCTAGTTCTGGAGATATTAACTATCAATATGGGGGATTCTATCCTGGTGCTAATAACCCATTAGGAAACTTACAGAATACATTCCAAGGACTATCAGTACCTGGTTTAGCAATTGCTGACTTCTTTACGGATGCTGTTGGTATGTTACCTGGAGCAGGTAGTTTAGATGATAAATGGGATGAAACTACAGAGTTAGATAACCCTATACATCAAGGTATAAGAAGAGTACTTTCAGTTGTTATACCTGCAATGTATACAGGTAATCTGACAGCTGGAGCTCTAACAAAACTACCTCAAAGTATGCCATTCTTACAGAAGGCTCTACTAGCCACAGGAGCATTCGCAGCACAAGAAGCAGCTATTATTGGTATTAGTGATGTTGGTGAAGATGATAACGCTTTACGTGCTCTATCAGATTTCTTCCCTGGTGTCTTTGGTGAGGAAGGTTTTGCACCGATACCTGATTGGGCTAAAACATTAGATGATGATAGTCCAAAAGTAAGAAAATATAAGAACATGTATGATACTGCAGGGCTTAGTATTCTGGGTAGCGTATTGGGTGCTTATATAAGGATTAAAGGTGCTAAAGGTGCTCTGTCATGGATGGAACCATTAGATGAGACTGCAGCCTCTTATAAGGCTACAGAGCTAGCTAATGTAACTGAAGCTGATAAACTCATTAGATTACAAGAAATAAATACTTTACTTTCTGGACAGTCAATATCTAAAGCTGTCCGTAGATCACTAAATGAAGAATTAGATTTATTAAAGAACTCATTAGGTGGAGTAGAAGATTTAGAAGACTATCTTAAACAAGCTGATAATGCAAAAGTTGCTGAACAAAGTGAAGCGGCTAGACGTAAGCTAAGCAAGAGAGATCCTACAGATACTTCTTTTGATCCAGATATAGCACCTGTAGGAGATGAAGCATCTAATGCTAGACAAGTACCACCTACTGGTAATGTAGCGCGTAATATGGCTGATACTACTGCTAATAAATTAGGAGTAACATCAGGTGATAATGCACCTATTATTACTGAATCTATGAGAACCAAAGGTCTTATGGTAGGCAATACCTCACGTGATGCTATTATGGGTGTTGCTGAAGAAGCTAGAGATGCTGGTAGATTTAATGCTTTAGTAGATGGATTCAGGTTTACATCTAAACAAATGGATTCAGCTGCTTGGGCTATATATGAAAGTATTATACAAGCTGATACTATAGATGAAACCGCTGGTCTATTCTTAGAAAATAAGGATATTAAAAATCTACTTATGGGTAAGTTTAAAGTTGAGTATATCAACGAAGAACAAGCTCGTGGTGCTGCATTTGCTATGCGTGATTTAGTTGATAGATTTTTAGGTAGGCATATAGCTATGACATCTGCTAGAGTTATGGATACTCTAGGTAGAGAAGCATCTACTATGGGAGAAGCTATTCAACAGCTACAACCTTTTGTAGATGATGCTAGAGCAATGGACCTAGTGATTGATAAGCTTCAATTCTTGATGGATGAATATGCTTTAAATAAGTATATATCTGGATGGTCATTGAAGATGAAAGATTTCTTTGATTCAGTAGCTCCTGATGATATAGAAGAAGCTATTGTAGAACTTACTAAAGAGTTTACATCTGCAGAAAATGCTATACATGCTAAGAATTTAAGATTTACTAAAACACTTAAAGAGCTAGCTGATACTAATCCTATGGCTATGCGACCTCTAATGGACGCATTTGCTGAAAGTAGAGGTGATGTAGATACTTTAGCTAAATTATATAAATATGCTGCTGAGAAAGTAACGCCACTTGGATTGATAAAGAGTCCTAATCCTAAGCAATTAAACCTATTTGCTAGAGGTGCATGGGGTGTTAGGTATAATAATGTACTTAGCGGTTTATCTGCATTCAGAGCTGGTATAGGTAACACAGGACAGTTAATACTAAGACCTATTACTGCTGTATTAGGACATGGTTTCTTAGGACCAGCAGATGCATTTGAAGGGTTCAAACGTACAATGTACTATAATGGTGCTATGTTTGAAACCAATAGAAGGGCTTTACATGACGCTTTCCAGATGATGAAGAAGGCTCATAAAGATCCTGAGATGATGATAAAAGCATATAGAAAAGATTTTGTAGTTAAAGATACACAAGAATGGGAATGGCTTGAAGGTATGCTACCTGTTTGGGAACAGGAAGGTAATTGGGGTAGAATAATACAATATAATATGGCTCATGCTTTACATGGTTTATCTAAGCATCCAGCTTTAAGATATGGAATGACAGGCTTGACCTTCCCTGATGCTTTTACTTGGACTCATATGGCTACTTGGATTTCTAGAACAAGAGCTTATGATGATGTCTTTAGTGAATTTGGTTTTGCTGATTGGAATAAAATAAAGATAGCTGAAGGTAAGCATTATAAAACTATGTTTGATCCCAACGGTTTACCTACAGATAAACTACTGAGATCATTATCAGGAGAAATTTCTCTTAACTTAGATGATGGGCTTTCTACTTGGATTAACCAAGCTACTACAGCATACCCTATTAGTAAGGAACTATTTATGTTCCCTCGAACACAGAGTAATGTAGTTAAGAATGCTTTATCTTGGACTCCTATTAGTTTAATTCCTGGTATCAATAAATATTCTAAAACTATATATGCAGGTAATAATCCTAATCTTATAGCCGATGCTCTTAAAGAACACGGTATTGATATGGCTACTACGCCTAATGCCAAAATTGTTTATGAAAACCTTAGAGCAGAATATATTGGAAGACAAATATTCTCAGGTCTTTTAACTAAGTCTCTATGGGATTATGCAATGGCAGGTAATATAAGAGGTAATGGACATTATCAAGCAAGTAGAAGAAAGGCAGAACGAAAAGAATTTGGATATGAACCTTTAACTATTAATATAGGTGGTAAATGGGTTAGCTATAAAGGACTTATTGGTATCCAACAAGTACTTAGTATAATAGGTGATATGTCTTATTATGCTGGTGATATAGAACAACCTATGCTTGAGGATTGGCACTCTAAGCTTATGTGGACATTATCTGCTGCTTTCTTAAATGATACCCCCTTACAGGGTATGGAACCACTTGTAGCAGCTTTAAATAATGACTTGTCAGCTTGGAATAGATTAGTAGCTAATTCTGTTAGAGGATGGATACCTCAATCTAGTGCTTTAGGCGTCTTAAGTGATGCTGTTACATCTGCACAAAAGTCTTTATCTGGCGAAATCCATGAGTATGTAATGAATAGAATACCTGTTGCATCTAGTATGTTACCTAGAGATATAGATATTTGGACAGGTAAGCCTTTGAATGATATTGATAATCCATTTCTAAGAGTATTAAATGCTCTAAGTCCTATTAAAATTAGTGGTACTCGAGAACCTTGGAGAGTATGGTTAGAGTCTACAGGATGGAGTGGTTTGAGTATGCTTAAAAAACATTCAAGTGGATCTCATGAATACACTACCGCAGAAAGAGAAACTCTATATAAATATATAGGTGAAGAACAGATGTATAAACAGCTTGAAAGATTAATGAAATCCAAGCGTTATACTAAAGAAATAGAGATGATGAGGAATCATAGGAATACAGAAAATATTGATAAAGAAAGAATTAAATTAAAACATGATGATTTACCAGTTATACAAGAAATAAATCGTATTGTAAAAACAGCTCAGAAAAAAGCTGAAGTGCGGTTGGTAAATGAATCTAAAGGGATTGCTAGCTCTATATTAATGGATCGCTTGGCTCGAGAAAGAATGAGAACAGGTGATGTAGAAGGAGCCGCTGAAATACAAAAACAAGATGAAAAGCAACGAACTTTACTGAATATGACTAAATAAAATTATGGCTGTCACACAGAACTCATACATAGGTAATGGTAGTACAACTACCTATACCTTCACATTTCCATATTTAAAGTCATCTGAAGTTAAAGCACAGCTCGGACCTGATGAAGAGACTGGCTTTACTCTACCCACTGCGACGACACTACAATTTAATACAGCGCCCCCTAATGGGTCAAAAATAAAAATTTATCGTAAAACGAGTGATGATGCGTTAACAGCTACATTTTATGCTGGATCTTCTATTAAATCTGAAGATCTAAATGATAACTTTACTCAGAATTTATATACAACACAAGAAATAAATGCAAGATATGTTAGTAATCTAGGTGCTACAATGGTTGGTGACCTCACAATGGGTGAGGACGCTGAAATTATATTCGAAGGAGCTACTGACGACGCATATGAAACTACTCTTACTGTTGCTGATCCTACAGCTGACCGCACTATTACCTTTCCTAATACAACAGGTACCGTAGTTACAACAGGTGACACAGGTACAGTTACAAGTACTATGCTACTTGATGGGACAATTGTTAATGATGATGTCAGCGCAACAGCAGAAATAGCAGTTAGTAAATTAAAAGATGGTACTGCTAGACAGTTATTACAGACTGATTCTGGTGGTTCTGGTGTTGAATGGACTGATAATGTAGATGTTCCTGGTACATTAGATGTAACAGGTGCTACCACACTTGATAGTACATTGAATGTTAGTGGAACTATAACTGGTAATTTAACTGGTAATGTTACAGGTAACGTTACAGGTAATCTTACTGGACCTATAACAGGAGATGTTACTGGTAATGTTACTGGTAACGTTACAGGTAATCTAACAGGTAACGTAACAGGAAACGTTACTGGTGATGTAACAGGAGATCTTACTGGAGATGTCACTGGTAACGCTGATACAGCTACTGATTTAGCAGCCGCAACTAAGATTACAAACTCTGAGCAATCAGGACATACTGTAAATGATACTACTTATTTCACAACTTCAGCATCTGATGCTAGGTATTTCAACATAAGTTCAGGGGATACTATTAAAGATGGTGTTGCATTCCCAGATAATGATACTACAATAGCAACTACAGCAGCTATTAATGATAGAATTATTGATTTAGTAGATGATGTAGGTGGTTTTGTACCTATTGCAAATGAGACAAGTTTCCCTGCTGCTAATCCTGATGTCAATAATGGTACAGGTACTTTAGTTAGTATTAAGGAATTTGCTTCATCTCATACACCTTCTGGTGGATCAGTTACTATTACAAATGGTGCTGGAGTAGGTAATAATGTCACTATTACAGGCTGCGGAAGTACAGTTTTAGCAGCTGGTTTTGGTGGAATTGTAGAAACAACTACAACTTTACACACTTATACATTCCATAGATTAACTCCTAAAGCAACAGAAGTAACCACATGTGCTGGTATCTCAAGTAATATAACTACAGTAGCAGGTATTTCAGCTAATGTAACGACTGTTGCTGGTATTGCAGCTAATGTAACTACGGTTGCTAATGATGGTACTGACATAGGTACGGTAGCTACTAATATAGCTAGTGTTAATACATGTGCTACTAACTTAGCTGATGTACAAAATTATGCTGATACTTATCAAGTAGATACTAACGCACCTTCGAATAGAGAAGATAACAGTGCATTACAAACAGGAGACTTATGGTTTGACTCTTCATCTAATAAAGTGATGAAGGTTTATGATGGTAGTTCTTATGCTGCTATCAGTCCTACTCAATCAGTCTTAACAGATATTGCAATTGTATCAGGTAATATTACTTATGCTGAAGACTTAGGAGCTATTACAGATGCTCTAACAACGGGTACAGGTAATAGTATAGAAACTGTTGCTGACGATATTACCAACGTAAATACTTGTGCTACTAATATAGCTAATATAAATACTGTTGCTGGTGATCAAGCTGATATAGGTGCAGTAGCAGGTAAAGCTACAGAGATAGGACTTCTTGGTACTGCTGCTGCTGTTGCTGATATGGCAATACTTGGTACTGCAGATGTCGTAGCAGATATGAATGTATTAGCCACGGCTGATGTTGTAGCAGATTTAAATACTTTAGGTACTGCAGATGTAGTTGCAGACTTGAATACACTTGGTACTGCAGATGTAGTATCAGATATGAACACTCTTGCTACTGCAGACGTTGTTTCTGATATGAATACTTTAGCAACTGCTGATTGCGTTGCTGATATGAATACATTAGCTACAGCTTCTAATGTAACCAATATGGATACTGTAGCTGGATCAATAACTAATGTTAATACTACCGCTGGTTCTATAGCTAACGTTAATACTGTTGCTGGATCTATTGGTGATGTAAATAGATATGCAAATGAATACCTCATACAATCAGGTACACCAAGTGGACCAAGTGCAGGTGATCTATGGTATAATAGTACAGCTAATAATTTAAATTACTATAATGGTAGTAGTTGGACAGGTATTGCTCCAGGTATTGCTTCTGTAAGTGCAGATACAACTCCGCAATTAGGTGGTGATCTGAATGCAGGTACTAATGATATAACTAATGGAGGCACAGCTACCTTCACTTCTTTTGTAGGTACTTTAACTGGTACTGCAACAGGATTAGCTGGTTCACCCAATATTACTGTAGGTACTATCTCTGGTACTGCTGGATCTAATTTACAACTCGACTTCGGAGCACTCACATAAATGGCTAAACTATTACAATTAAGAAGGGGTACAACAACAGAACACAATTCCTTCACTGGAGCCGAAGGAGAATGTACCGTAGATAAAACTAAAGACACACTTGTTGTCCATGATGGTTCCACTCAAGGTGGGTTTCCTTTAGCTAGAGAAGATTTAAGTAATGCTACTCTTAGTATTGTTAATGCTCAAGTTAATGCATCTGCAGCAATAGCTGGTAGTAAAATATCACCTGACTTTGGTGCTCAAAACGTTACTACAACAGGTGTAGGTACCTTTGCTTCTCTAGATATATCTGGTAATACAGATGTTGATGGTACTTTAGAAGCTGATGCATATACAGTAGATGGTACAGCTCTTAACGAGTATATTGCTGATACTGTTGGTGCAATGGTAGGAAGTAATGATGAAACAGGTATTACGGTAACATATGAAGATTCAGATAATACTTTAGATTTTGTTATTACATCAATACCAGGTGTAACATTTACAGGTGATGTAACTTATGATAATGGTACAAATGCTGGTAAAGATATCATCTGGGATGAAAGTGATAATCAATTAGAATTTACTGATACAGTTAAAGCATCCTTTGGTACAGATGGTGATGCTGATATAAGTCATGATGATACAGATTTCTATATCGATAACGATAAAGGGAATCTTTATATCAGAAATAATGTTGCTGCTGATGTAGGTGGTGATATTTATCTAAAACCTCATGATAATGAAGATGGTATAAAAATAGTCCACGATGGTGGGGTTTTCCTTTATTATGATAATTCAGAAAAACTAGAAACTGTCACAGGTGGAGTTGAAATTACTGGTGATTTAACAGCTACTGGTAACGTTACTGCGTATTCTGATGAAAGATTGAAGACTGATGTTAATACTATTGAAAGTGCATTAGATAAAGTTACTAAACTCAGAGGTGTTGAATATACTAAAATCGATACTAATGAAAGAGGTATTGGAGTTATTGCACAAGAAATAGAACAAGTATTACCTGAAGTTGTTCAAGATGGGTCATATAAATCAGTTGCTTATGGTAATGTAGTAGGTGTTCTGATTGAAGCCATTAAAGAACTTAAGTCAGAAATAGACGAGCTTAAGGGAGGTGAATAATGGCATGTCCAGCATCAGGTACTATTACTATCCAAGATCTTGTTGATGAGTTTGGGGGTTCAACTCCCCACTCATTAAGTGAATATTATAGAGATGGTGATAATGTTCCTGGAAATAATACAAATGTTCCTACATCAGGAGCTATTTCATTAAGTAATTTCTATTCCGCTGTTAATGAAATACAAATCAGTCTAACTTCTGATACTCAAGATTATAGCTGTAGTACTGGTTTTGGATCTAACTGGACCTCAACTGTACCTAAAAAGCTTATTATTGCCTCTGGTGTGACTGTAGGAGCCACTGGAAGTAATAATGCTATAACTCTTGAAAGTGGTATGGCAGGTACGTTTACTATAGAGAATAGCGGTAATATCTATGGATTTGCAGGTGCAGCTGGAACAGCTGGTGCAAACGCAGGTAATGCAGGTGGAAATGGAGGTAATGGTGGAGATGCAATCTCTGTCAACTCTGGTATAACATCAGGTGTTACTGTCACAAATAACTCTGGAGCCAACATCAAAGGTGGCGGCGGAGGAGGCGGTGGCGGTGGTGCCGGAGGCGCTGGCGGTACAGGCGGTACAGGCGGACAAGGTAAAACCTTTAGTGATTCTGGAGACCTCGGTTCTGCAGGTGGTAATAATATTTGTGGTACTCCACGAATGGCTGACTATAACATTCACTGTTTCTCTCAAGACTCAGATGGTTATTGGCAAGGATCAAACTTAGACTTAGCCCAAACTACTTGTGGTGATGAAACGTGGCACTGTAGATCTACTTATGGTGACGGAGCTTATTGCGGTAACTGTTGGCCACCTAGTGGTAGTACAACAGTACCTACAAGCGGATATACTACTCATGCGTCTGTATGCTGTCCAGGAAATTACAGTACGTCTAGTTGGGGCTATGTGCAAGCCGTTTATGGTATTGGTAACTGCGACGAATGTCATAAAACCGTAAAAACTACTACTAACGGTGGAGCTGGTGGCTCCGGTGGTGGTGTAGGTAGCGGCGGCGCTGGTGGCGTTGGTGCAGGATATAACTCAAGTGCTGGTGGAAGTAACGCTGGCTCAGCTGGTAGTGCTGGTAACTGGGGCGGCGGTGGTGGTACCAACGCTGGTTCTGGTGGACAAGGTGGTACTGGAGGTACAGGTGGTACAGGTGGAGCTGGTGGTGCTTTAGGTGCTAACGGTACAGCTGGTGCTCAAGGTAGCCAAGGTGCTCAAGGTAACTCTGGTGCTAACGGCAATAGTTCCAATGGATCTGCTGGATCTGCTGGTACTCAAGGTTCTGCTGGTGGTACTGCTGGAACTGCAGGTTATTACATCAAAGATCCTAGTTCTGCTGTAACTTTAACAAACAACGGCACTGTAGCCGGAAACTCTTAACCAATTATTAACATGTCTATCACGTATAAAATATTAGAAGTCCACGCCAATAAACTAAAAGTTGATGTTGGTTTAGATCAGTGGGCTTGGATTCCTATCCAAAAAGGACAAAGTAAAGCAGATATAGAAGCAAATATTCGTAGATATGGTCCACAGAATTCTGAAAACCCATATGATTCTACATCTGATGTACCATTTGCAGTTGATGATACTGCAACTATAACAGATATAGAAGAAGAAAATACTGTACAACAAACTGCACGTAACGAAGCTAAAGACAACGAACCAGTTACTTGGAGAAATCAACGACAAATGATGTATCCTAGTGTCTTTGCTCAATTAGATGCTTTATATTGGGCTAGAAAAGGGGATAATGCTAAATTAACTCTAGTAGATTCTGTTATAGATGAAGTAAAAAGTACTATAGCTAAAGATGCTGCAGCCTCTACAAATAAAGTATGGAATGAAACTTATGTTAACGGTACTTTAGAGGATAGAGCAGGTAATAAAAAACTTATAGCAGGTGATTATGCTTAAATGACTAATGCCGTTGAAAAAGCTCTAGAAGAAGTCAGAAAACGTAGTAAAGAAAGATTAGAAATTTGTGGTAATTGTGAGCATTTGAGAGAAAGTATTAATCAATGTAAAATTTGTGGTTGTTACCTTCCTCTAAAAGTGCTTATGCCGACCCAACGTTGTCCCTTAGACCCCCCTAAATGGTAATGCATACTGATTATATTGTTACTCAATTTTTCACCCCTGAACAACTAAAGAAAGTATATTATTATGCTGGACAACTAGAGTTCGAAGACGGTGTAAATGCTTTTAAGATAGAAGATCCTAAGTTAAAAGAAGAAGCTTATAGTCTGAAAAGGAACCATGAAGCAGCAATAAGAGCAGATATCTTCGTGGATTTTTTAGAAAATAAGAGGTTTTCTGAGGTACTTCGTAATGCCATTTATCCTAGACATATAGTAGATTGTGTAATAAGTGTATATAGAAAAGGTGATTATTATAAAGCTCATAATGGGCCTACACATGGTGATCATCTTACATCTATAATGCTTACACCTGAAGAAGACTATACAGGAGGAGATTACTGTTTATTAGTTGATGGTGAAGTTAAACGATTTAAATTAAAAGCAGGTGAAGCTATTACACATTATGCTGGATTACCTTTTCATATAGATACTGTTACATCTGGCGTTAAAATGACTTTAGAATTTATTACTTATTCTCAGGTAACTAGAAAAGAACATAGAGATAAGTTAATAAACTTGAAGCTCACTACTGACAAATGGAAAGATATAACTATTACTTCAGTGAATACATTAGAGGAATTCCGTGATAATGAATTATTAACTACTCTAAGAGAGATTCAGAATATAGAAAGAGAGTATGTCAATTTTAATACCACGCCCGAAACTGCCGAAACCACTTGACATCCCTCAGTTGTATCTAAAACAGCCTGTAGCAGACGTTCCAGCCTTTAGGCCTATAGTTATCCCACCGAGTGATTTGGAGCGTCCTGAAGGCACACAGAAGGCAAAGGAGAAGACTTCAGAGCCACCACCAAAGCCAAAGCTAGAAATACCTGTATTAGATATACAAATGCCACTCCCTACAGCAGAAGTAATGGTTACGGCTGTTACTGCTGCTTTAGGTGCTGTAGCTACCACTACATTGGCACAACCTTTATTCGAACAAATTAAAAAGTTTGTAACGAAACAGCTGAACAAACGCATTGAAGCATGGAAGAAAAAAAGGAAGGAAAAAGTCTCCTCGGCAAGTTAAAAGATGCTGCTGAAGATCAAGAACACCAGATCCAAATCCTTGGAACATTCGTCAGGCTTGGCGTTGTTGTTTGGTCTGGCTTCATTATAACAAT